AATCTGATGCCAGAAAGAAAGTCCTCTCGAAGCAGCGAGCATCTTCTGACACCATTCTGACAGGTGCAAGTGGCTTGAGCGAAGAAGAGACGGTCCAGAAGCAGAAGCTGGGGTCGTAATGATTATACGATACGCAGAGCTGTCAGACATAGACGAGCTGCTGGGCCTTTACAAAAGGTTTCATGCCGAGGTTCAAGAGAGCTATGGCATACCATTTGATGAAGACACCTTGATGGAACGGATAGCGGGCATCATCCAGAATCATGTGGGCTGGGTGATGGAAGAAGAGGGTAAACTGGTCGGGGTCATGGGCGGTATTGTTACATCGATGCTCTTCGATAAGAACACGAAGGTGTTCATGGAAGTAAGCTGGTATGTGACTCCAGAGTTCAGAAGGCACGGGATGAAGATGCTGGAGACCGCTCAGAAGTATTGCATGGACCTGAAGGTGCAGCGGATGATAATAGGTCACATGGGCAATGCCGACAGGGACAGGTTTGAGAAGGTTTACGCTCGTAAGGGCTTTGAGCTGTTCGAGCAACATTACATCAAGGAGCTAAAGTATGAGGACCGCTAAAGAAATTATCCAGAGGCACGATTCCCTGAAGAGCGACAGAGCGAACTGGGAGAGCTACTGGCAGAACCTCTCATATTACATCATGCCGCACAAGGCATACTTCACCAAAGACAGAGTATCGGGCGAAGAACTTCCAAAAGACTTATACGATTCATCCGCCGTGTACGCCAATCAGGTGTTCGCTGCGGGACTGCATGGGTACATGACGAATCCGTCATCCAAGTGGTTCACACTCAGGACTCAGGACAACGACATCATGGAAAAGAAAGAGGTCGCTGTCTGGCTCAAGAAAGCAGAGGACAAGATATACTCGGTCCTCAACTCATCCAATTTTAATCAACAGATTCACGAAGCATACCTTGACCTCGGTTGCTTAGGGACAGCTGTGTTTTACGAAGAAGAGGACGAGAGAGATATCGTACGATTCTATGCACGGCAACTTAGCGAATGTTATATTGCCGAAGATGCACGGGAAAGAGTAAACGAAGTCGTCAGAGTATTCGAGTTAACGGCACTCCAAGCCCGAGGTAAGTTTGGTGACAAGGCAGGCAAGAGCGTTCTCAAAGCCCTTGAGAAGAGAGACTACACGAGCAAGTTCACATACTACCATGCGGTGTTCCCACGGCATGACAGGAATGTCTCTAAGAAGGATGCGAAGAACAAGAAGTTTGCATCTATCTGGGTGGCGAAGAACGAGCAGAAGAAAGTGAAGGAAGGTGGCTACGATGAGTTTCCTTACATGGCAGTCAGATTCTCGAAGACATCTGATGAGGTATACGGATTCTCATCGGGCATGGTCTCCTTTGCTGACATCAAGATGCTCAATAGAATGTCTAAGACGACAATTAAAGCGGGAGAGAAAGCTGTCTCGCCGACCATCATATTGCCGCATGACGGGTATGTGCTGCCGCTGGACCTCAGAGCGGACAAGATCAACTACAAGCGTAAGAGAACTTCGGCGGATGAGAAGATTGAGACAATCCCAGTCGGTAATGTCGGACTCGGGCTGGAGATGGAGAACCAGAGACGGGAGACTATACAGAAGAGTTTCTTTGTGGACCTGTTCCTGATGCTCACCAGCCAGAAGAACATGACGGCGACAGAGGTCAACGAGCGAGTGCAGGAGAAGATGCTGGTCATCGGACCGATACTTGGCAGGCTCATGTCAGAGCTGCTCGACCCGATAATTTTCAGGACTCTTTTGATACTGATAAAAGGCAATCACTTGCCGCCAGCTCCCGCAGCGATACAGGGAGCGATGACGGAAGTCGAGTATGTCTCACCGCTGGCGAAAGCTCAGAAGTTCTCAGAGCTGAACGCTATCAACAACACCATTGGCTCGGTCACTCAGTTAGCCGAAGGCGTTCCCGACATTGTAGACAATTACGATATGGATGAGGTCGCCATCGAGATAGGCATGATAAATGGTATCAACCCAGAGCTGCGGAGAGACCCGAAGGAACGGGACAAGATACGGAAGGACAGGGCTGAAGCACAGCAGGCGGCGGCTCAGATGGAGATGATACAGCAGGGTGCGACCGCAGCGAAGACAGGGGCGGAAGCGGATGCCAAAAATAGGGAAGGTGGGGTATGAGCGAAGAAGTAACGACCAGCCAGATTAAAGAGCTGAACGAACTGAACAGGAACTTCAGGGAGTGCTTCAACAGTAAGGCGGGAAAGAGAGTGCTGGCATACCTAAAGGAGAGTTTCCATGTCAGGACGACTACGATTCGCGGTCTGAGTGACAAGGGCATGGTCGAAGGAGTTCTTTATAGCGAAGGTCAGCGGACAGTCGTGCTGGAGATTATGGATAGAATTGAACAGAAAGACTTAAAACAGGGGGGTAAGGAATGAATTGGATGAAACTTTTTATGCCAGCATTATTCATGAGCTTTGCGGACGGGGATGGAGTGACGGACGAGGGGGATAAGACGGACCTGAACAACAAGGGCGATAAAGGTGATGCGGGAGCGGGCGATGAAGGAGATAAGGGAGATACAGGAGATGATAAGAGCGGCAAGACAGAAAGCTGGGCTGACGGGCTTGACGACAACTTCAAAACAGACCCTACGCTCACCAAGTTCAAGAGTGTCAACGACTTGGCAAAGAGCTACAAGGAGCTTGAGTCAAAGCTAGGCAAAGATAAAATCGTATCTCCGAAAGATGACTGGGGAGATGATGACTGGGCAGAGTTTTATAATGCAACTGGACGACCCGAAAAAGCGGAGAACTACGAGTTCTCGAAAGTAGAGTTCCCCGAGGGCATGAAAGCTCAAGAGGACAATACCGCTTATCAGGCGATGGCTCATAAGCACGGTCTTTCCCAGAAGCAGGCTGACGGTATGTACGCTGATTTCATGCAGGGCGAAATTGACAAGTATAACGCTGCGGCTGAAAAGAACAAGGTGAGCCGTGAAGAAGCGGAGACCGAGCTGAGGAAAGACTGGGGCGAAGCGTTCGAGAAGAACGCCAAGATAGCCGAGAAGACTTTCTTGGAGAACGCCAACGAGGGAGCGATAGAGAAGTTCAAGAAGGAAGGCTGGGGCAACGACCCTGACATGGTACGGCTCTTCGCAAAGCTCGGGCTGGAGCGTTCTGAAGACAACCTCGGAGAAGGAAAGCCGCCTGAAGGTGTGCTGACTCCCGCGGAAGCCCAGAAGAAGATAGCGGAAGTGAACGGCAACACCGCTCATCCTTACTGGCTGAAGGACCATCCCGAGCATAAGTTTGCGAAGGAACAGATGGAGAGCTGGTACAAGATGGCTCATCCAGAGGAAGCAAGCGATATAATAACGGAATAGCGGATAAGCGTTCAATGCCCCGCAGGACCGTACGGTAGTAATAGGATAACATCGAAAGATGCCCGAAACTGTAACAAGGTTTCAGGCTCAGAGGTTTCTCTGAACAACCTGAAAAGTAGAGTAGTTGTATTTTTTAGGAAGTTAAAAAAAAGGAGAAACCTCATGGGTAACATCACAACAGCGATGGTGAAACAGTTCGGTGCGAATATCGACCTGCTTTCACAGCAAAAAGGCTCGAAGCTGCGTAATGCAGTTAGAGTTGAGACTGGCATAGTAGGAGAGGAAGCCTACATCGACCAGCTCGCAAGCACGACCGCACGGAAGAAGACCACCCGTAATGCGGACACACCGCTCATCAAGAGCGACCACCGTAGAAGGCGGCTCACGATGTATGATTATGAGTGGGCGGACCTTCTGGACAAGTCAGATAAGCTCAAAATCTTGAGCGACCCGACCAACAAGTATGCCGTGAACGCAGCGATGGCGATGGGAAGAGCTATGGACGAAGCCCTCATCGCAGCAGCAACGGGTACTGCCTACACGGGCAAAGCAGGCGGAACATCGCAGGCTATGACCACAGCCAATGTCATCGCTTCTGGTTCATCGGCTCTGACACTTGCGAAACTCAGGACAGCGAAGTATCGTCTTGATGTCGCAGATGTCGACCCTGAAGAGACGAGATATTGTGCGGTCGCCGCTCGTCAGATATACGACCTTCTGGGTGATTCTACCCTGACATCAGCCGACTACAACACGGTGAAAGCCCTTGTAGACGGTAAGGTCGACCAGTTCCTCGGCTTCACTTTCATCATGACCAACCTGCTGGCGACACAGGCAGGCGGTGCGAATGATGACAGGGTGGTCCTGTGCTGGGCGAAGAACGGTCTCTGCTTGGGCATCGGTCAGGATGTTCAGACGGACATCGGTCCTCGTAGGGATAAATCCAATGCCATACAGGTATACGAAAGTATGAGCATCGGTGCGCCAAGGACAGAGGAAGCGAAGGTCGTT